GAAAAACTCGACTTCTCTTGTCCTTGCAGGCTTGGGGCGCATCGTCCAAAGCAGACGCCAAAGCGAAGGCTAAGGCGATCTCGGCAAGGAACAAGAAATGACGTACCTTGAGATGATCAACGATGTGCTCACGCGCTTGCGTGAGACGCCCGTCTCCACCAGCGGCGAGACGACGTACTCGGCGTTGATCGGCAAGTTTGTAAACGACGCCAAGCGCCAAGTTGAGGACGCTTACACTTGGAATTCACTTGAGCAAGTGATCCAAGTTAACACGGTTGCGAACACCTACGTCTACTCGCTCACTGGCGCTGGCCAGAAGTTTCGTCTGGAAGACGCGATCAACGTCACCTCCAACGTGACGCTGCGTAACATCTCCTACGAGTGGATGAACCGTCGCCAGAACTTTGCGACGCCCGTCTACGGCATCCCGTCCGAGTTCATCTTCGACGGCGTTGACGGCAACGGCGACGCCAAGGTGACTCTATACTCGCGCCCGGACGGTGTCTACAACTTGCAGTTCACGCTGAACATCCCGCAGGCTCCGCTGACGGCGGACGGCACCTATGTCTTGGCCCCGGACGTTTTGATTGTCCAGAACGCCTACGCCCGTGCATTGGCCGAGCGCGGCGAAGACGGGGGGCTGACCTCCTCGGAAGCCTATCAACTGTATCGCCTGATGCTGTCCGACTACATCGCTTTGGAAGCATCGCGCTTTCCTGACTACGACGCATTCCAAGCCGTATGAGCGAGCCAATCTCCACCTACAGCATTTCAGCGCCGGGTTTCTACGGCCTGAACACTCAAGACTCGCCTCTTGATCTGAATGCTGGCTTTGCCCTGGTCGCCAACAACTGCATCATTGATCAGTATGGCCGCATCGGCTCGCGCAAAGGGTGGACTCGCGTTAACTCCAGCTCTGGCAACCTGGGCGCTAACGACATCGGCGTGATCTCCGAGCTGGTGCAGACGGATGGCACGACGACCGTTCTGTTTGCCGGAAATAACAAGCTGTTCAAACTGGACGGCTCCAACGCCGTGGTCGAGCTGACTTACGGGGGCGGGGGCACTGCCCCGACGATCACGGCCAGCAACTGGTCTTGCGCGGCGCTCAACGGCATCATGTACTTCTTCCAAGAAGCCCACGATCCGCTGATCTATGACCCTGCGGTGAGCACCACGACGTATCGCCGCGTGAGCGAGAAGACGGGCTACGCCGGCACGGTGCCGTCTGGCAATATCGTGATCTCGGCCTACGGCCGTCTGTGGGTGGCGGATACGACGACGGACAACACGACCGTGTCGTTCTCGGACATCTTGGCGGGCCACATTTGGACTGGCGGCACCTCTGGCACGCTGGATATTAACCGCGTCTGGCCTAGCGGCGCGGATAACATCTCTGGCCTTGCGGCGCACAACAATTTCCTGATCATTTTCGGATCGCGCCAGATTCTGGTGTACTCCAACGCCACCGTGCCTGCGTCGATCACGCTGTACGACACGGTGGGCGGCATTGGCTGCATCGCCCGCGATTCAATCCAGAACACGGGCAAGGATGTCCTGTTTCTGTCCAACTCTGGCGTGCGCTCGTTTGCGCGTACGATTGTGGAGAAGTCAGCCCCGCTGGGTGACTTGTCCAAAAACGTTCGCAGCGACCTGATGGGAATCGTCGGCAGTGAGACGCTGCCTAGCATCAAATCGGTCTACTCGGAGAAGGAAGCCTTCTACCTGCTGACGCTGCCTTCGGTCAAAGAGGTGTATTGCTTTGACACCCGCGTGCAGTTGCAAGATGGGTCTTTCCGCGTCACGACCTGGGACTCCATTGAGCCGACAGCGCTGCTTGCTCGCAAGAACGGCGATGTGCTGATCGGCAAGAACGGTTACGTCGGCAAATATTTCGGCTATCAAGATTACACATCCGCTTATCGGATGCAGTACTACACCAACCACGCTGACCTGGGCAACCAGAACGTCACTTCGATCTTGAAGCGCTTAAAGGTCATCGTGATTGGCGGCTCTAACCAGTTCGTTACGGCCAAGTGGGGCTTTGACTTCTCGACCAACTATCTGTCGGCCAACATGTCGATTCCGACGCAAGGCGAGTCAGAGTACGGCATCGCTGAGTACGGCGCTAACGGCGTTCCGGTGGCACAGTACGCAGATGGCGTTGCACTGCAACAGCTTCAGACGCCAGCCAGCGGCAGCGGTAAGGTCGTGCAAACCGGCTACGAATCCAACATCAACGGCGCTTCCATGTCGATCCAGAAGATCGAGATCCAAGCTAAAGAGGGCAAAGTATCATGAGTAACTACGTTCAGAGCACGAACTTTGCGACCAAGGACAACCTGTCCTCTGGCGATCCGCTCAAGATCGTCAAGGGTACGGAGATCAATACCGAGTTCGCCAACATCGCTATCGCTGTCGCTACGAAGGCCGATCTAGCCTCTCCGACGTTCACCGGCACGCCTTCCCTGCCTACTGGCACGACAGGCGTCACGCAATCGTTTGGCAATAGCACGACGGCTCTGGCCACCACGGCGTTTGTGCAGGCCGCACTTGCGGCGCTGTACCCTGTTGGCTCAATCTACACCAACGCGACCGATAACACCAATCCGGGTACGTTGCTGGGCTTTGGAACTTGGACGGCATTTGGCGCTGGCCGCGTTATGGTTGGCTTTAACGCCAGCAATGCGCTGTTCGACACTGCCGAAGAGACTGGCGGTAGCGCGGACGCAATTGTGGTCAGCCACACGCACACTGCAACGTCTACCGTTACGGACCCGGGCCATACACACTCGATCCAAAGAACGACGCAAGACGGAAACTTTGGCCAATACAACCCGATTCCGGGCGACATCATTGACGCGTTCCTTTCATATACGGGTTCGAATACGACTGGCATTACGGTAGCCACAACGAACAGCACGACTGGCTCGTCAGGAACCAACGCTAATTACCAGCCGTACATCACTGTATATATGTGGAAAAGGACGGCGTGAAAACGCCGGTTGTTGCTTGCGATGACTACACCCTGTATCTTGAAGACTACAACGGGTTTGAGTTCATCCACTGCGACTGCCGACGCTGGACGAATGAAGTAAGAAAGCGGATGTTAGAAGATCTTGTAAAAATTCAGACGGGTGACTTGTACGCCATCCACGAGATCGAAGACAGGAAGCACGCGAAGTTTTTGAAGTTGTTCGGTTTTAAGTTTTTGGAAGATTTTGTCGGCGCTGACGGTAAGGCCCGACAGACATATGTCAGGAGAGCATGATGGGCATTGAAGCAGCAATCATCGGTGGCGGTCTTTTAGGCGGCGTAATGCAAGGCAATGCAGCCAAAAAAGCCGCTCAGATTCAGGCCGACGCGCAGCGCGATGCCGCACAAATGGCGGCTGAAGAATCGCGCTTTCGCCCCGTAGGCATCACGACTCGCTTTGGCCAGTCAGCCTTTGAATACGGCCCTGAAGGCCGCGTCACTGGCGCTGGCTATCAACTCGCCCCTGAGTTCCAGGCGTATCAAAACCGTCTGCTAGGGCTGGCTGGCCAGGGTCTGACCCAGGCTGAGATGGCTCCACAGCAGTTTGCGCCGCTGACTGGCGCAGGCGCAAGCCTGTTCAATCTGGGCCAACAGTATCTGGCCGAGACGCCCGAGCAGGTTGCGGCCAAGTACATGGCAAGCCAGCAGAACTTGCTGGCCCCCAGCCGTGATCGTCAATTTGCCCAACTGCAAAACCAGTTGTTCCAGACTGGCCGTGGCGGTCTGTCTGTGGGTGCGACTGGCATGCGTCCTGGCGGCGGTGCGGGTCTGGGCGCAACCAACCCCGAGCTGGAGGCGTATTACAACGCCATCGCGCAGCAAGACGCTGCTCTGGCCGCTCAGGCCCAGCAAGCGGGCCAGCAACAACTGGCGTTTGGCACGGGCCTGTTTGGCACCGGCGCTCAGATGTTCGACCTGTACGGTCGTGGCCAAGTCGGCGCTCTGGCTCCGTATCAAGCCTATCTGGGCGGCGCTCAGGGTCTTGAGGCGCTTGGTCAGCAGCCGCTGGAGCTGGGATCGGCTCTGGGCGGTCGGATCGCTAACCCGACGGGTGCTAATGCGCTGTATCAGGGTGGCATAGCTGCGGCTCGTTCGCAAGCTGCTGCGGACGCATACAACCCGTTCGCTACTGCATTGACATCGTTTGCGGCTAATCCAGCGGCAGCGCGAGGGTTGCGAAGCATGTTTCCGACCACTAGCGGCTTTGGCGTAGATGGATACGGCGCAGGCGTAAACCCCTACTCGGGCGAGTTCATGGGTTCTCTGGAGTTCTAATATGGCAACTGACATCGTCCAATCCCTGTTTGGCGTGACGCCAGAGATGTACCAGCAGCGTCAAGCTGCTGCGGCTGACGAGCGTGCGTTAGCTCTTTCACAACTTGATCCGATGCAGCGTGCTGAGTTCAACATCGGTCGAAACGCCTATCAACTGGCTGGCGCGCTGGGTGGTACTGATCCTGAACTAGCCCGCATCAGTGCTCGTCAATCCATCGCCAAGCAGATTGACTTCAATAATCCCGCCTCAATTCAGCAAGCCATGACTACGCTCCAGCGTTCTGGTGATATTGCTGGTGCAATGCAACTGATGCAAGTTGCTGACCAGGCAACGCAGCGTCAAGTTCTCCAGGCAGAGCGCGACCAAAAGGCACGTTTACTTCGTCAAACGCAGTTGGCCGAGCGTATTGCTCAGAGTGCGTATCGACCCGGTGAAGAAGCATACATCCCGGAAGGTCGCGCACTGCGTGATGATGAAGGCAATCTCATGCCTGGGGCTGTTGCGACTCCGTCTAGCTTTGACGTCCGCCGAGTGACTCCCGAGCTTATGGCTCTGGGCGCTCCTGGCATTGCACAGTTGAAGGCGCTGACAGAGGCCCAAAAACTGATGCAACCTGAAACTGTCAGCATCAAAGAAGGCGAAACTCTTTACAGCGTTCCGACCACGCCTGGCGGAGAGTACAAGCCGGTTGTCATGGGCGGAGCCAAGCCGACTCCGTTCACCGGAGATATGGCTAACGCGGCAAATATTCTTTACAGAACCACTGACCCCGCAAAGATTTACAACCAGTTCGGGCAGGCTGGACTTGATGCTGTTGCCAAGCAAGCCGAAAGAATTGCTGAAGGTAAACGCCCTGTCACTAACATTACAGCGCCTGTCACCATCAGCATGCAAAAGGGCTTTGGTGAAAACCTCACCGAAACCATCACTAGCAACTTGAAGGCTGGTCGTTCTGCTGTCTCAACAATGTCAACTGTTGAGAACATGAAGACGCTTCTTGATGAAGGCGTCAGAACTGGCTTTGGCCAGGAGACATTGCTTAAACTCGGTCAAGCGGGTCAGTTGTTTGATCCTAACTTCAACACCAAAGGGCTGGCGGGTCAAGAAGCATTCCAAGCCTTCTCGACTCAAATCGTGCTGCCGCAGGTTAAGCAACTTGGTGCTAACCCGACCGATACTGACTTGAAGTTTATTGTGACTGGCTCTGCTGGCCTTGCGAAAACTGTTGAAGGAAACCGACTCCTGCTTGACACTTTGCAGTTGAAACTGCAACGTGAGCAAGATCTGGCCAAGTTCTCTAACCAGTGGCTTGCATCCAATAGCCAGCTCGTCAAGACTGATCCTATTAGCGCGCAAGCTAAGTTCAATACGGATTTCGACACTTACACGCAATCTAGCCCGCTGTACGGCCCCGCTTCTAACAACTTGCGCGCTCGTTACTCGGCTCTTGGTGGTAATGTTCGCGGATCTGAGCCTGCACGGCGTGCGGCCCAAGCTGGTGGTTTGATTCGATCCACTCCTGGCTCATCTCAATAAGGAAACGAAATGGCGTCCTTGAATGATCAAATCCAAGAGTTCCGAGACACATTAGAAATTGCCAAGCAAGAAGGAACGTTAAATCCTGAAGGCCAGAAGATGCTCGACCAGCTTAATACAAAGAGCTGGTCTACGGGTGGCTTTGGTCAGTTTTTGCAAGGTCTATCGCTGAACTTTAGCGACGAAGCCATTGGTTCTTTTAAGTCTTTTCTCAGCCCTGGCCCTGCTCAAGTTGCAAGACAGATTGCGCCAATGACTCCAGAGGGGCAGCAGCCTCCGACTCCTCGTGAGGTTGGTGTTGCACTTGAGCGAATTGGCTTGCAAGAGACGGCCAGAACAGCGCCAATCAGCAGCATCGCGGCAAACATTGCCGGAGGTGCAACTCCGGCCATCGTAACTCGTGGCCGCGCAGCTCCTGGCGGCACTGCTGCTCAGATCGGTCTTGCTACTGCGGCAGGCGCAACGGCTGGGTTGGGAGAATCTGAGGCCGAACTGTTTAGCCCTGAATCAATGAAGTCTGCTGCCATCGGCGGCGGTATTGCTGCAGTTGCTTTGCCGGTCGGGAAACTTGTTGGAAAGGGCACTGGGGCTGTTTATCGTGGCGTTGTAAACTCAATATTTAACAACCCGCAGCGTCTTGGCACGGATGAGGCGCGAGCACTGATTAAACAGGCGCTGGTTTCCGATGTTGGCGGTGTTGATGAAGCAATCCAGTTTGTGCTTGCTCGCAAAGGAAAGCCATACACGCTCGCAGATGTTGGGCCAAATACAAGAACATATTTAGATGGGGCAAACACCATCCCAGGGCCTGGAAAGAAAGAAGCGCAAAACTTCCTGCAAGAGCGTGATAAGGGAATGCTCGCTCGGTTAACGAGCGATCTGCAAGTAGCATTTGGCTCTAAAGCAGCTTTCTTTGATGAGTTCAACGCTCTCAAGACAGCGCGATCTACTTTGGGCGGCGCTCTTTATGAACGAGCACTGAAAAAAGACATTCCGGTCACGCCTGATCTGGTGTCTTTGATGGAGCGCCCTAGTGTCCAGGACGCCTATAAGCGAGCCGTTAATCTAGCTCAAGAGCAGGGCGTTAAGTTGCCCGATGTTGCTATTGACAAGGGGCGGCTTGTGACTGCTGATGGCAAGCCAGTCACTAGCATTAACAGCACGTTCCTTCACTTCATCAAAATGGGCCTTGATGATGTTGTTTACACCGGGAAAAGCCCAACCAGCGGAATTGGAAACACGCAGCTCAATGCGGTGAAAGACACCAGAACCGCATTCCTGAATCAGCTTGATGCGGCTAACCCGACCTACAAAAACGCTCGGCGCGTCTGGGCATCTGACACCGCAGTGATGGATGCGATGGAGGAAGGTCGAACCGTATTCAATAAAAGCGCCAAAGACGTTGACGTTCTTCTAAATGATATGAGGACGATGACGAGGTCTGAGCTTGAAGGGCTGCGCCTTGGCGTTATGCAGAACCTCTTGGATCGGATGGGTGGCGCTCAGACGGCGGCGACCGTTGTCGGCCCGACCGGGAACCCGGCGCTCAAAATCATCAACGACCCTAAGAATATGCGTATCCTGAGGGAGACATTCCCAAAGGACGAAGCTGGCAACGAAGCGTTCTCCAAGTTCATCAATAACCTCAAATCTGAAGTTGAGATGAAGAGCACTTCTAAGCAGGTGCTGCAAGGCTCTCAAACTGCCGAAAGAACTGAGGCAATAAAGGATATCCGTGCCGGTGGGGAAGCTGTTCGTCAAATGCCCGCAATGAGCGTCCAATCCATTCTGATGCGTGCCTTGCAGCGCGATTACGCCCAGCTTGGCGATGCTCAGACCCGTGCTGTTGCCGATGAGATGACTCGGATTCTGACGACAACTGATCCTAAAAAGCTGCAAAAGATCAGCAAAGAGCTTTCAAGCCGTAGCGTTTACGACATTGTCAGCAAGGACATCCCCGAGCTTCTGCCTGCGCTGGGCCGGGCTGTTCTTGGGCCGTATTCGGTTGGCTCAATGTCTGGCAACGTAGCACCGAGCGTTGGTGGCGCCGCATCTGGGTTGCTTGGTCCGATTCGATAAAGACTAATGAGCGACGAGAAGATCAATCACAACAGCCTGATCGAGAAGGTTCTCGGATACGTCGATTCCCCGTTCAAGCTGTTTGCCATTCTTTTGATGGCGATCTTTGCGTTCACTGGTTACTTCATTTGGCAGAACCAAGCGTTTTTGCTTGGGGCGTACAAGGAACAGAAAAAGCTACCCGCCATCGCAGAAGATAGGGTCGAGGATGTCGCGGCGCACTTGTTCAAGAATACCGACGCGCAGGTTGTGGCGATCTTCAAGGTCAATCCGCTGTTCGGAACTCGCGTATTACACCGCGCATATACGAAACAAGGGCGCGAGAAAGAGCACGAAGGCCTGGATGTCGGACTGTTCACCTCCAACATCGCCAACAATTTCTC